TACAGAACGTCTTTGTCGATCTGAATCTTCATTTGCATGGCAGCGTCATTGGTGAACATGTCCATCAATTTAGGCTTAGCCTGCAACTCGAGAACGTTGTTCACGTTTACGCCGAAGTATTTACCTTTGTTGATGACCAACTGCAATGTGCTAGGAGCAGGCACTTCATAAGCCAAGTTTTGGCCGATAGAGTAGCTGTTGATGGTGATGGAAGGGATCGTGTTGATGATCACTGTGTCACCCATGCCGGTGATGTCACCTTGCCAGTCAGTATTGGCGATTTCACCAAAAACTGTGGCGGCATAGAATTTCTGGGCCAGCTTGCCAGACCAGAGAGCGGGGATGAAAGAACCGGAGTAAGCGGTTCCAGAATAGGCAACTTGTCCGCCGGGGGTATTAAAACCACCGGAGTTAATGGGATAGGCTGCTGCTGCGGTAATTGTAGACATGGTCTAGTCCTTTTTTAAAAAACAAAATTAAAATTTGACCGCTACAATTTTGGCATTCTTATCGAATTCGGCCTTCGTTGATAGCGGCATGGATATCTCTCTCAATTTGCACCGCTTCTGCCTCATCGATCATTCCCCGTCTCCATTCAGTGTAAAACGAATCAATATCCGATGTGGTATAGAGACGTTTATCCGCTGACGAAGTTGTAGGAGCAGGCGACGTATGCGAGCGGGTCGGTGCTACTTGACGCTGAAGTTCTCGGTTAGCTTGAGGACGCTGAGTTGGGGCAATCGTGGCTTTATACTGCTTGAAGATCGTTGCAGTACGGTTCGCGTCTAGCGACTCATACGCATTGGTCAAAGCGTACTGGCGAGGCATCCCATAAACTGGGTCTACTTCAGCCAACCATGTCAGAAAACCTTGATCTATGTTCATGGCTTCCCAATCTGGAACTTGCGAACTTAAAGCAGCTTCGTAGCGATCTTTATCAGACACCACTTGACGCTCGGTCACATTTCCCAGCTTACCTTTTAACTCATTGATCTCGGCACGAAGCTGAACTTCAAGGTCGCGGTTACCCGCTAATTTCTGTTCGGTCGCGCGGTCAATCAAATCCAACAAGTCAGAGCCAAATGCTTCTTTGTCTTGTTCAGTGATAAGAGTCTTCGCCGTTACTGGCTCCGGTCTGGGCTGCTGTGCTTTGGCTGTAGCCGCTTCTGCAATAAGAGCTTGAACCTGTTGGTTCATCTCACGCATCTGCGAATGTAGGCGAGGCACTTCAGCGTCATACATGCCTTTGAGCGTCAGGTACTTACGTTCCCAAGTTTCTTCCGGCACTGGTGCTTGTTTCGGTTCATTCTCTTGCGAGACGGGCTGTGCTTGCGTTTCGGGGTCGGGCTGTGGGTCTATATCAGTTCGGGGATCAGTCTCCGTTTGCTCGGTCTGTCCTGTCATCTGGGCTACAAAAGCATCAGCTTGTTCAACTTGTTCCTGAATTACACGTGGCAATGCCATATCTCTATCTCCTTCGCTCCGACTACGCTTTGAGACTCCGACTTTACGGTCAGTCTCTATTCGCTTACGGTCTGCTACTGTTACATTAAAAATTTAGGTTTGCGCTCCGACTTAACGGTCTGCGCTTACCTGCGGGTTTTGGCGTACAGCATTTCTGCTTGGTCCACCATCTCAAGGAGTTCCTTGAGTTCGAGGTTCCGGCCTTGCAGCCGAGACTTCATTTCTTCACCTTGAACATCACCAAGTCTTTCGAGAGTCTCTTGGCGACGATCTTTCAAAAATTCTAAAAATGGTTGCATCTCAGGAGAACGCAGTAGCCCTAGGCACCGCGCAACTCTTTCATCGACACGAACCATTTATTTGCACAAACCGTCAGTTTTAGCTTTGTCAGCAGTGTACTCAGCACCACCACGCTTCAATGTAGCGAAAATGTTACCGTTGTCACCGCCGCCACCGACTGAGCCGCCTTTAGACATGCCGTCAGTTTTAGCTGATTCTTGAGCGTACTCAGATGAGCGTGACTCTTTTGGGTTAATTGCTTGCATTTGAATGCTCCTTTAATAATCGAAATGATATACGGGAAAATGGTGTTGTCAACTACCAACACCGGGAATTGCTTCAAAATTATTTGTCACGGGAGCACCATTCTGTAGCTGCGCACCTTGACCAGGGTTTGGTGGCGTGCCACCTGCTTCGACTTGACCAGTTGCCTGAGCAAGCTGTTGCTGCTGAGCGAGCTGCGCGGCTTGCGCCTGCGCCATACGCTGCTTAATGATTTCCACTGGAGGAACGATACGATCTGGGTTCATATCCAGAGTCTTTGCGCCTTGGCGTAGCAATTCTGCAACACCTTCCACACCAATGATCTGCTGAGCAAACGGGCTAGTAAGCGCAATCTGCAAGAACTGGTTCTGACGAACTTGCGCCTGCTCTTTGACAATCAAAGAAACCGCGCCGCGTGCGACGATATTGACATCGCCCTTCAAATCAGGATCAGTGCCATAACGCATGTTGTAGTAGTACAACCGATCAATCACGGGAGAAATAACGTTGCCATCAATATTAGCAACCACCTGTTTAATAGCTTTGCCAGCATTGCTCATGAGCATACTCATACCAGAAGCAGTACGACCTGCGCCGCCTGCAGGACTGTCGCCCGTCATGTAACGTGGGATGCCTGTGTACTCGTCGGCCAAGATACTGAACTTCTCAAACACTGCCATAAGTTCTTGTGATAACGAACTAGGCTGGTAAAATTGCATCGGGGGCGCGGAGCCGTTAAGCGGATCAGAAGTAACTTGCCATACTTTCCATGGATACATCTGTGTGATGTTCTCACCCTGCGGCAGTCGATCAATGTTGTAAACAACTTGAGGGCCAGAAGCAAGAGACATGTTGTTCACCAGTGCACGTGCAGTGGCATTACAAACATCCTGTGCGTCGCGGCAAAGGTCAGCTACAGAGTTACCCCAGTACGCGCCGGGAACTTCTTCATAAGAGGCTTTGTAGTAGGGGCGGCGACCCAGCGGATCGGGGTTGATAACTGCTTTGATAACCCAGTCAGCAATGATCCATGCTTCAACAGGATACTCTGCAAGAGGATCAGGCACTTCTTCTGCAGACATGCCCCAGTCAAGTAACAACTGACCTTGTACGCTTCCCCAGAACTGCAGTGCGTCAATCAACTTTGATGGATTCTGCTGAACGCCCATTGTGGACTTACCTTCAGCAGCGGCCTTGTTCATGTCAACGTAAATCCAGTCACGCAGACCGCCTTTACCATATGTTTCAAGCACCGCACGAATAGCACCTTCACTGTAACCTTCTACGCCAATCATGGCTTGCAAATCAGCACGAGAAAGTTTATGACGCTCGATCAAGTCACCCTGATTAACGTCTGATGCATCGGCAGATGGGTAGATATTGAATGGGTCAACACGCTCCCACTCCATTGCTAATTCTTCGGTTTGCTCTAGCGTGTACTGTCCGTCTGGAGTTGGAATCCATTTGAGTTTCGGACGCTTACGAATGATGGGACCTTTGATGAACGCTGATGGAAACGTTGTGATGTCATCAAGGAATTCTGAAAACGATTTAGACCAATTGCCTTCTTGCAACTGATCTTCCATCTTCACTTCCATGCGCTCTGCTGTGCGCTTGGCTAAATCTTTCAAGTGAGACAGTGCCATGTCTTTCATCTCAAGCAAACGCTCACGCACTTGCTGATCTGTTGGCGGTGTGCCATTTAAATACAACTGTTCAACTTCTGCTTGAGCCTGCATCATGATGCCCTCTACCTCGTTAGGAGGTAAGTCAGGCAGTGCTGTGGGTGTGATGGTCCAAGGCTTGTCGTCAGACGCAGTAACCAATGTATCTCGCAACCAGCTCGATGCCGCACGGCACTTGTTCGATGTGATCATCATGTAAATGGTCGAACTGCCCTGCTCACGCAGTTGTGCAAGTTTATCGGGATCATATTCACCGCGACGCGCCCGCACTGACTTGAGCATTTTAATCTCAGAGGTCATCTGCTTTGCCGTCATAGATGACATCCACTGCTTGCGAATGTATCCGTTTAATGCTTGTACGACAGGCTGTGAATTAGCTTGTTGTGCGGTCGCACGTTCTTCCGCCATCGCTTTGAGCGATTTAATAGTGACAAGGCCACCACCCGCCGAGATAGTCCCCGGCGCGGCAGAATTCGTCATGTTCAAGCCAAGTTGCATAGTGCTACCTTACCAAATTTTTGGGATGTGTCAAGTCCACGCGTAATCGACGCGTTTAACTTCAACAGCTTTTCTCTGCCACGTATCCCCGGTTACGTTTCCATCCGCATGTAAACATGCATACTGATGCGCATCAGCAATGTGGGAATGCGAGTTTTTCTCGGGCTTATTATCAGCCTCGCCGTTCTGACGGATTTTATACCGATATCCACCACGAAGGGAAGCAATTAAATTTACACAACACGGATCAATTAGATGACCTGGTTTGCCATCTACAGTACGTGTAAGCATCTTATCGACTGCATTGATACGTGCAACAACACTGTTTGACTTGGCTGAGATGACCCTAAACCCCTCTTGGCGCAGAATATCAAACACCGATCTCTCGTCTGTCTGAGCCCTCTGCTGTCCCGCTGGGTCGCCAATAATTAATACATTCATGCCCGGAAACCTGTTAGCCAGCAACGGTTTGAGTTTCTCACGACAGAACCGCAGAGTACCCATGCCATCTGACACAAGGTCCGCAAACGTCAGTAATCTTCCCTGTGCATCCACCTGATTGATCGTACATGCTGGGGTTAACCCGAAGTCCATACCAATAATAAGTGGGTGGGTCTGCAGTTTAATGTAGTTTAACGGCTGTTTAGATACATGCGTTTCTTTACTAAACGCTTTAAACACTGGTTGTCCAGACAGTGATTTACCAAACTGACCGTGCACGTACACGTCAATCCAGTCCTCTGACTTGCCTTCGCACAAGTTCTCGTAGTACCCATCAGGCAGGAATTGCACCCAGTCAGCTTCTTGGGACAGCCCCGACGGTTGTATGGTTACGTGCATGTTGTCCGGTGGATCAACCAACATCTTTTCCCAAAACGTATCTCCATCGGGCGGATTGGTAGCACCCCACACCTTATGAATCTGCGTGCCGTCGTCTGCGCAAGCACCCACACCATTCATTGTTTTATCGGGATACCGACCCAAACGACCAGTCAATGCATTGTAAATGTCGGGGTTAATCTCACGGAACTCGTCCATTACACCAAACGTTAACTGCAAAGAAAGCAAGCGGCGCACGTCATTTGCATCGTCCAAACCCCTGAACAAAATCTCGCACTCAACGTCGTCAAACTTAAGTAGGAACTTGCTGTTGGTTTTTTCCAACAGGCCAGCTTCACCATCAGGGAACCATTTCAAAAAGTCCGGTATGGTTGTATCCCACAGCATCTGACGGGTGTTACGAATTACAGCACAACGTGATTTACGGATGCCATCAGGTCCAGCTTTAACTCTTTTAGCCTCATAACCAATCTTAATCAGGCTTGCAGTTGTCTTGGTAGAACCCACGGGCCCAACAACAAAGTTAGCAAACTTGTCCGACGATAAAAATGGAACTATTGATACCGGCGGTGTATATACAAGATTAGCCATCTATTGTCACAGGTGTGGGTTGTTGGTTCGGAAAGTTAATCGTAATACTAAACTTAGGTGCAGCATTAGCCGTGGTGTCCACAGCCTTTTTATCAGGTTTTAACCCTGCTACATCTACTAACGAATTAAAAACGGATAGCTTTTGCAATATGGTTGTGTCCATACTGATGGCCTGCTTAAACATCTGACTCATCATCTCTTCGGCCATGAGACCCGCCTTAAGGCGAAATGTCATTCCGTTGCGTTCAAACTCTGCACGCTGCGTCTGCACTGCTGTGATAAACGGAGCCCACTGCGCTAAACGTTCCCACTTGTCACCTTCAAAACCAAACCTGGCTGCGACCAATGCCGGGTCTTCAAGGCCTGCTGCGCATTCCCAGATTAACTGGGGCGGAATATCCAAAGTGACGTGAGGCTCATCTGACGTTGGTGCCATTGCAAATTCTGAATGGTTGACGTGAATGAGATCACTGTTCATTTCTTGATGTACTCCATCAGGGCCATCCTGATAATTTCAGCCAACTTAATACCCGTGCGCGCTGACTCGGCCCGTAGGGCTTCCAACAACGGCTCGGGTAAATGAAAGTTGTAACGCTTCACTTCTTCTTAGCTGTTTTAGCAGACTTGATGAAGTCCATCTTGCTAGGAGCACCTTTATCGCCAGGTTTGCGCATTTTCTCTTTAGAACCAGCGGCTATGCGTTCTTTCTTTGCGTTGATGTTTGCATAAAGTCCAGGTTTAGTAGCCATGTGAATCTCCAATTAGGGTTAATGGTGGTGTGTATGTTATGTGGGATTTTGAATTTGTCAAGTGCAGTAATGGGTAAAAAGCTCGCCTGCCAATTCGTTGAGCCCTAATTTGAAAACCGGAAAAAAATTAGGTTCTTCGTCCCCATTGCGCCGGTTTAACAACTGCACGTTTTGATTGTAAGGGGGGTGGTGTTTTTTGGTAAAAAATTAAGGTGTGGCTAACGTGTGTATGTTACTAAAAATGGGACTTGTTGAATGAGCAATAGGTAAACATGGCGGCCCCCTCCCAATCCATTTGGTCCACCCCTCCCCCCTCACCCACCTTGTCGGGTCAAAACCTATGGTGTAGGGCATCGTATCCCTCAACTCCAAGCTCTTTAACAAGCAATATCGGTTCAATGTATCAATCATTTCGTGATTCATGTCGTCATGGCATCGGGTTCAAGTGGTCGGTCAAATACATCGCATCGGTATGGTAGTTTTGATCATTAACAATTTATATATTCGGTTTAATCCCTCGCATCACCTAAAGGCAAAGCCCATGGTGTAAACGAGACGGCATGCTCGGCGGGGGATTTTGTGTAGTGCATTGCATGGTGTAGTGCATTACTTGAAATCAACTTACTTAATGGGAAACCTTATGACAACCGAAATCACAATCATCGACGCATCTGCTTCATTCACTATGTCAGTGAAAAAGCCTGAGAAAACTGGCTCACTGGCTCGTGCGATTGCCTTCGCTGACTCTGCTTCACGCAAATGTTTGGCTAATGCAATCTACTTGAAGCAACTGCAAAATGGTCAATACCGCCCATTGGCTCGTGACATTATCGAGACCTTGGTTCCTAAATCTGCTCAACCTTATGTCATGGGTCTGGTTCCCGCAACTGGCCCAATGAATCGTGTAAACCTGATCAGCTTGTGCTCTGCTGTTAAATCTGCTGTTGACTCCAAGGGCAAAGAGCTCAAAGGTCAAAAGGAATTCATGTTCAACTTGGTTGAGCGCATCATTGAGTCTGACGCATCTAATATCGTTGAAGCGTAATGTCAACTCATATCTTGCCAAAGGGTGTATCAATCGCCCCAATGCCCCGACTTCGCGATGGCGAGGTCGGTCGGAAGGTTCAAGGTGGCTTGCCACCTGAGCCGTATCGATCTGCCAACTGTAGGCTTACTGCGCTACATTCATCCAACCCAACGCGATACACCAAGTATCGCAAAGCCACGCACGCAACCAAGACGTTTCGTGTGAAGTAAAGTGCATGTCTGAATATTCCAGTGGGTCACCACGGAATATTGTACGGAATATTCATAAGTTGTTGATTTTATTAGCCAATTTACTATGAATTTTCAAATATTCAAATATTCTATATAAATAATGCACACACACGCGAGCGTGTTCGTGCTAACACAATGTGTCTAATGATCTCATTACACATACATCTCACAAAACCTGCCTGACCCTCGGCAAAACACAGAATATTTGAATATTCAACCTGTATATCCATACAGTACCCGAAATACGTGTCAACCACACAGACTCGTAGGTAAGGAACCACTAACATGAATATTCCACGCACCTTGCACGACAGAATATTGTCGGAATATTCAACGCATCCAACTCACTTATTCACCACAAACGGAGCAACACCTATCATGACACACACTCATCTGATGTACTTGCACTTGGACTCACTCATCGTCGAACCCAACTATACCGACGCACTTGACGACACACCTTACGTGTTTGAATTCAACGGGACTGACAACCCATTGGATGCTGACGACCCTGAAACCGCACTTCGCACATATTACAACCAAGTTAGGAGCTACTAACATGCAATCCATTCTGTACGCCATTGGCTTCACTCTAGCCTTATGCCTGTCCGTGTTCTTTGGTTTAAGCCAAGACGCACCTTATTACCAACAAGCTCTGATGTTCTTTGGAGGGTTTTGTTTGGGCGGTATTGTCCTGTTAGTAATAGAGAACTTCAATGACTGAAGACCATCTGCCTATATGTACCTGTTGTTATGCGGTACGCGTAGAACCACACCGAGCCCGACTTCCAAGACCAACCTGTATGGACTGCGGAGAGAAGCTCGCTAAACAACGTAAGCACACCATCGTGCCTATGCCCAAATCCAACTACATCGTAGTGACTGACATGTCGCTACTCGTCAACCTCAATTCATCACACAAAGGCGGTAAATAACATGAACACACTCACAGAACTTGTATACGACTTCTATTCCGATCCAGGCCACGGCTGGTTAAAAGTCAAGCTAGACGAACTTGAAGAGCTTGGCATCAAAGACAAGATAAGTCACTACTCTTATATAAGAGGGGATGACGTGTATCTAGAGGAGGACTGCGACATGAGCACATTCATGAACGCCATGGAATCCAAAGGCGTAACAATCAAACTGGGGTACATCAACGAGCGTGAGAAAGACTCATTCATTCGAGGGCTGAGGAAATATGGATAAAACACCTATCACGGAGGACAATCATGCACACACCATGGGAGAAACTACAACGAGTAGCCCTGCTAGTGGCGATAGCAATCTTGATGCTCGATCTGCTGTATTGGCGACCATAGCGCGGATGCAAGAGGAACAACGCAACCAACTTGCGTACCTTGAAGTCATGGCTGTATTAGAAGAGCAGTGGAAACTAATGCAAGTTACGCGTAAGTTCGATCGAAGTCACTAGGGCCAACGGGTCCAACCGGTCCAACGGGTTCTTTTCAGAGCCCACCTAGAGCTCACGACGTGAGCCTCAACTACCCCAATATATTGAACACAAGCGTAGAACTTGTGCGTACACCTGTGCCTAAGGGTTTTCCCTAGGTATCTATTCATTAACTAAGAAAGCAAAACATGAAATATTCAGATATCAAAACATCTGCCCTAGCTAACTTTGCCAAGGGTAACCGACTTGTTCCATACATCACTGGCAAACCTGGTGGCGGCAAGTCAGCCCTGTGTCGTGACATCATCATGGAACTTGGCATATCACCTGACCGCATCACGGAGTTCAATCCATCATTGCGTGACCCTGTGGACATTATGGGTGTGCCTCGTACTGACAACGATGTAGCCAAGTGGATACCAATGCCTGAGTTCTATCGTATTCGTGACGATGGGACTGACCAACCATGTGCATTGATTATCGAGGAGCTATCCGATGCACCCCAACCGATGCAGAACCCAATGTGTCGTGTGATCTTGGACAAGTACGCTGGTGAGCTTGCACTGCACCCTAAGCTACACATCATTGCATCAGGTAATCGTACCGCAGACAAGTCTGGTGCTAACCGCATGACTACCAAGCTATCCAATCGTATGCAAGAGTTACAGTATGACGAGAACCTAGACGACTGGTGTGCATGGGCATTGGAGAACAACATCGCAGTAGAGATGATTCAGTTCCTCAGATTCAAGCCCAATCTGTTGTCTGACTTCGACCCCAACCGCAACATCAATCCAACACCACGGACTTGGGAGTTTGCCAATGAGGTGGACACTGGGCTTCCATCTGCACTGTATTACGAGAACATCGCAGGTTGTGTCGGTGAAGGTGCAGCAGCTGAGTACACAGGCTTCAAACGTATCTTTGAGAACTTGCCCAACATCGAGGGCATCTTGATGAACCCATCCAAAGCGCCTGTACCAACTGACCCTGCTGTACTGTATGCGTTAACCGGTGCATTGGCACACAAGGTATCTAAGGACAACTTCGATCGTGTCGCTGAGTATGTTGACCGCTTGACCCCTGACTTCCAAGTGATGTGTATCTTCGATGCACAAAAACTCAAGCCCGAGATTCGCAACACCAAGGCATTCATGCAGTGGGCTGTGAAAAATGCCAACGTCTTACTTTAATAGGAGAGCACTATGCAACTAACTACACTGGCAGATAAAGCAATGTTGGTCAAGCTGACCACACGCAGAGCCAATCTATCCACTCGTGACATGATGGCAGAGGAGTATCTGCAATCTGAATTGGGCGACACCGCGTTCGTGGTGAACAAGAAATTGTTTCGTGACCCTAGCAATCCAATCAGTAGGTTACTAGCGCAAGCTAGTGAAATCTATACCTATCATAAATCGCACACACTGCCGTACATTGACAAAGGACCGAGGCTTCTGCCTAACGAGCAATACTTTGACTACACACAGAACATGCGTGGACTCATGGCTAAGGTTGACTCGATGATGGCACTGTTGATGCCTAAGTACGATGACTACGTGCAACTTGATGTGCAGTCTAGACTACTGGCCGATACAGGCAAGGTTAAACCTAGCAAGTACATAGCACCCTGCGCATCAGACTATCCAACTGCGGATGAATTCCAAACACGCATTGGACATGATCTACGCTTTACCCCACTGCCACAAGCAAGCCACTTCTTATTTGATATCAGTGATGAAGATAAGCAAGTGTTCGAGGCATCAATGAATGATGTTGCTGTTCGTGCTCGTAGTGAAGTCATTAAGAAAATGATGGAGCCACTCAAGCACTTAGTCGAGAAACTGAACAAGCCCATTGGAACTGATGGTGCGATCTTCAGGGACTCAGCAATACAGAACGTCATCGAGGGTGTCGAGATGGCTAAACGTCTCAATGTTGGTGGAGATACTGACGTAGTTGAGATGGCCCGCGTGATCGGAGATGCAGTCAAACTGTTCTCTGACAACAAGGAAGTACTGCGTGAATCACCAATCGTTCGTGAACAAGCCGCTAAGAAGCTTGACTACATTGCACAGCAAATGGGTGCGCTATACGGAAACACTAACTAAGGAAACCAAATGACTATACACAACCAAAACATGAACTACTGGGATGTTGCCCGACTTACCAAGTTGCCAGGGGCTACAGTAACTACATTTATAGACCCTGCGGGGTGGACAGTTCGAATGAAGAACTCAGTCAAGCGCATGATCATGGAGGGCGTAGCGCGAGGTGGGTGGTCATCGGTGGCTGTATCACTGACCAAGGGATTGGCTGAACACCATGGCTTGCAGATTCGTAGAGAGTACGGGACCTACGATGCCAAGGGTGAGAACTTAACCCCCACACAAGTAACTCAGATACATGAACTCATCATGGGTGACTTTGCGGTTTACCGCATGAACAATCCTGATGCAGGTCTAACATGGATGAAGCGTAGGTCTGAATCTGTTTCTAACGAAATAGAGAGGTTGATGGAGAAGCATTCATATGACTACCACTTCTTCTCTATAAGCAGTGCTAAGAAAGCACGAGAGATTACCCCACTAATAAGAAGCCAAGCAGACTTGGACAAATCAGCACTGATCTGCGATGCAATCGATCGCAATGAAGTATTTACATTCAACGTAACTAGAGGTTAAACATGGCAACTAAACTAGACAAAGCCAAAGCACAGATCGTGCTTGACCATCCATTCTGGGCAAGCATCCTACTCAAACGCCCCATGGTTGAGACACGTGATATCCCGACACTGGCAGTCGATGGCAAGGCACGTATCTATTACAACCCTGACTTCATTGACAAGCTTGAAGTACCGCAACTGGTGTGGGGTCTATGTCACGAGGTCGGTCACGTTATGGGTCAGCACGCACTGCGTCTTGGTAGTCGCAACCCTAAGAAGTGGAACTATGCAGGTGACGCATGGATTAACGATATGCTAGACGATAGCGGTATTGGTCAGCGTATTCCCAACTGTGTGGACATCAAGGGCTCTAAAGATAAGACAGTCGAGACTATCTACGATGAACTGCCCGATGGTAACGAAGGCGGTGATGGTCCTCCCAATGATGGCACTGGTGACGATGTGATCTATGGTGATGGTGGTCGAGAGATGACACCTGATGAGATTCGTGAGATGCAGGGTCAGATCAAAGTCGAGATCGCTGAAGCAGCACAAGCCGCCAAGATGCGCGGTAAGTTATCCGCCAAGTTACAGGACTTGGTCGCAGGTATGCTCGAGTCCAAGACCCCTTGGTATGAGGTTCTCGAGAAGCACTGCGTAGCACAGGTCAGGCAGAATCAATCGTGGCGTAGACCCAATCGTAGGTTTGCTGATGTGTACTTGCCTAGCGTGGACAAGTTGCCACAGATGGGTGAGCTTGTTGTGCAAGTCGATGTATCTGGTTCTGTGTCTCAGGTTGAGCTTGATCACTACAATGGTCACCTATCACGCATCGTCGAGCAGTGCAGACCATCCAAGGTTCACGTCTTGTATACCGACACTAACGTAGTTAAGCATGAAGTGTTTGAATGCGGCGACGAGGTTGCCTTGCGCTTCTACTCAGGCGGTGGCACACACATGCCTGCAGGCTTTGACTACTGTGCAAATGAAGGCATCGACCCCGATGTGTTTGTATGCTTGACTGATGGCTATACAGACTTTGGTGAAGCACCTAGCTATCCAGTTGTGTGGTGTATCAGCAGTGACGTTGAAGCCCCCTATGGTGAAAATGTCCACTTCGAACTCGAGTCTTAATCGGGTCATAAGCGAACAACAATTCAATGAAGCGAGAGCAAAGACTGCGGTGCTATACAAAGTAACCATGGTCATGCTCCGCATAGGTTCGTTCGATCAACTCTTTAAGCTTCACTTGGCAGGGATAAAAGTAATCCATCAAGTTGAAGCCAAAGATATTAACTACTCTAACCCAACAGGGAAAGACGCAGAGCTAGTCGTTAAGCTAGGTTTGAGCAATACATCAACGCCTAATCTTAGCGGCTACTACAACGGACAGTGGGTGCACTACACCCCTGAGATGCGACTGCAACTCTTGAAAGATTCTGTCCTAACAGCTGGGATGTCTTTAGTTAGACATTCAATTTACTATTGATCTTAGGGTTTGTCCCTATTGATTA